GTCGTTCTGTACCGAACCTGTGGTGACGACCTTCCAAGGAGCCATAGTCTTGGGGAATTCCTTACAACCATGACTAGGAGGTCGATCGATATTGGAGTCTAGCCAATAACGAAACTCGTCGTAGATCCCATCAGTATCTACATCGTCTGAGAGGTTTAGCCCCCAGACTCCGCGATCTAATGGTAGACGCGATGCTTTGATCTGCCCTTCATTCCAATAGAACACCTGTTTCTTAAATTCCCGAACGATCTGATCGGATTTTGGATAACAGGCCCAATACTTTTCCAAGTCGTCCATTTGTTGGCGTATTCGGTAGAGATCTTTCTCCGAATCTTCACCACAACCCTTAGCGACACCCGTACACCACCCCAAGTTAAGGTAAGGTACGCTTCGAATACGAACAGTCGTATCGAAGTAGACTGAATTGATGACAGCAAAGTTTTCAGAGACATAGTTCTTTCCGACGGATTTCTCGAAACCGACCTGGACAATGTTATCGTTCCAGATCCTTAAGAGTTCTTCGTCGCATTTGAAAAGAATATCGTCTCCGTTCACTCGCACCGGAAGTTCACTAATCTTGAACTTTTGGCCGGTCCTCTCTTCTAAGCTTTTTCTGTACATAGCGATATTGATCGCGCAGAGAAGTGGAAAGGAGAACACCGATCCCATCAACTGACCTCTTGTCATGAGGAAGTTTTCAGGTGCATCGATGCCTTGCTTTCTGAGGTTATCAAAGCAAATCTCGGTATTGGTTAGTCCCCTTAAGAGAACCTTCCGAGTCACTTCGTCGCCAGCAGCAGCGGTTGCGGCGGTGGACGTGGCGTCCCCGTGTAAGTTATCGGTAGCCGCTGAGTAGTCTCCACTGACCCACTTAGTAAAGTTACATCCAGTTTTCTCTCGGATAAACTCACTTTGTGATTCAATGTCACTCAGGTCCTCGACAGTAACCCAACGACCCGTCAATTCAAATTGAGGGAAACGTTGGAGCTCCTTCCATAGTTTCTTCTGTAAATCTGAGAAGAGACAGTTAGAAGCAATGTCACCGGCACTTATAGCTCGAGCTTTCAAAGGTTCGCGAATTAGGCTAACCTGAGCTCTGCCCCTGGAATCTAACGATCTGAGAGATTCCGCACGGAAACGGTCATAAGCATCCTCGTAAGTCCAAGAAGGGAAGTATACGGATTTAGTCTGGTTAACTCTCGGGTAGTACACCATGCCTCGGAATTGTTCTTGTCCGAGTTGGTATGACTCTTCTTCTTCCTCACGAAGGAACCCAATGGCTCCACCGTTTCGGCGAGAGTTTTCGAAGCAAGCATTTCCGGTCAGACCGGTCCAAGCCTTTGCAGGTTTGTTCCAGTGTTTTTCGGAGATGCCCTTACGTCCATAAATCTCTTTTGCAGTTCTAGAGATCTCGCGCAAGGCTGCGTCAGGCGAAGATTTGGTATCTGTTAACCTCTTCTTCATCCCTGCAGCAGCTGCCGCCAGGCGAGACTCACCCATCTGGGGTAAGCCTTTCTTTATCCCATGAAGTACCGTGTTCCTCCAAGCCTTCTTAGCGGCTGAAGTCCCATAGACTTTGTACCTCATGAACCTCCCTAAATGT